TGTGTCAATCCCCTCATCTTTAGCGTTCTGCACGAGAACGTTGTATTGAGATGTTAAACCAGCGAACTGCCCAATATTGTTTTGCTTTTCAATCACACTCATTAAGTTGGGGTCATTTAAATCATTAACACCACCAGCGGCATTATTAGCTGTATTTTGAGCCTTAATAATCTTAATACCATCATCAGTTAATACGACTTGAGTTGCATTAGATTCGGCCATTTATAATCCCCTCCTTTATTCATTATCATCACCATCGTTTGGATCAATACGGGCCGTTCCAAGTTCTGGCGCCGCTGGTCGTACCTTGACCGGAATTGTGATTACCCGCGTAGTTTGGTGGCTAACAACGTGGTCGTCTTGCGGGTGGCAATGGAACGTTAGCAACAGTTTCATGCTACCACTAGCGTCTGTAATTAGGTTACAGGTTTCTGGTTCGATTTGGTCGTCCGTCATGCCTAGATTCATATCGTTCATTTCATCAAGTGCGAACTCTTGCCCCTTGTGAATCACATTTAGCCCATAAAGCATTCGATGGTCGTGCATATCAATATTTCCAGACTGGAAAATGACGTATGGGAAGCTCAATGTCTGGGATTGATAGGTTTGAGTTCCAATTTCAAACCCATAATCTGAGATGTTATAGCTATAAAGTACGGTGTAGTTCCCCTGCTTTAAATCCGACAAACTTATGATGTCGTGCTTGCCATCAACGTAACCCACCAGTACGTAGCCGTGCTTGATGTCCGCACTTATCGAGTAAATGTTCACATCATTATAAAAGCGCTGGATTCGACTATCTGTGGCCGCCAGCGTTGCTCCTGGTACGTATGGAAATCTTGAAATCGAAAACACGTTCGTATTTGGGCCCGTCATCGTAGCGGCCCAAATGTAAACCGTTCCATCGCTTGCTTCTTCTACACTAAAGGCCGCACCGTGGCCGCCGTGAGTTACGGTCATGGCACTTTCAACTGTAAAGTCAGCGGCATGTAGTGCAAACAGTGTGTCCCTTGAAGTTTTCTTTGCAAGTGCCTGGGAGCCAATGTATTTACCATTGCTCAATGGCCACATATACTGTCTACCAACGGCACCAATATCGGTATTAGTTGGCAGAAAATCAGCTACCCGTTTGATGTTGGCTGTATCAAGCTTAATCTCAGGGTCATCTTGAATATATCCTGTCTCGATTATCCCGCTTATGGTACCAACGGCATTATAGGGGACTTGTGCTAAGTAGCCTATTTGCTCATAGTTGATGTCAACCGTGCCGTCAGGATTGTGTCGGCGCCAGATAAATCCCTTACTATCAATATAAGATGAAATATTGGTGTTACCTTCCCAAGCCTGTAAGATTAATCGCTTAATCTGTTTAGTATCAGTAAAGTTGTTCCCGTCAGGGGTTAAAGCGACTGGTCTTACTGAGCTGGCGTCTGCTTTAGCCTTCGCAAGGGCATTACTAATAGCATTCTGATAACCTACAAGCCATTCTGGCGTTACTGCCTGAACGGTGGTATATTCACCAAAGCCGACTTTGTTACCGTATGGGTTAGCAAAGCTAATTGTTCGTTGTATAACACGTCCGCTAGCGTCTAATACCGGCTTAATTAATTCATCTTTAAACCTAATTGTGGCGCCTAATGGCGGATTGAAATCTGGTGTTACATCAATCTCATAGTATGTTCTGGGGTGATTATACAGTTTTAGTATATCTTGCGCCCATGACTTTAATCCCTCTGGGTTATCTATGCGGTTAGCCGTAACCACGGCTTCATAGTACAGCCCAGTTTGCCAATCCGGGTTATATCGTTGATTGGCGTCATCATCGACAATATAAGCTTTGCCATTATTGGCACTGGCAATTGTGCTACCGTTAGCACCGTATGGAATTAACTTAGTCACCGGCGTTGAAACGGTTGTCCGTTTAACGCTAGTCATGTTCTTGCCAAATACTGCTTCTTTATAGACCACGTCAGCATTAAGTTTATCGGTAATAAGACATACCTTTTTGGTAACATTACCTTGTGAGTCAATCTCAACATAGGGGTCAATCTCGACATCATAGGTTTGAATCAGTGTTTGTAACAATGCGCTGGCCTTAGTCTTGCCATCAATTTCAATTGATGACACCACGGCATTGGTAGTTTGATAGTCTAGTGCCCAACCAGTAGCGTTAAAGCACTCGTTAAAGGCCGTTTGAATAGAAATGTTGCTAGTAGCCGTTGCAAGTGGGTAATGATGGGCCAGTGTGTATAAGCATAGATTAGTAAATCTAGCCGTTGTGACATGCTTAGAGGTGGCAGTGTTGCTCTCTTCCACACTGTATATACGCATGATATACCAATGACCTGATAGCCCATCATAATAGGCGAGATTATTACCAGCCACTACTTTGTCACTATCTGGTTGACCTTGGGGCACATCTACTGATCCTTGGTGGTCGAATTTTTTAGATTGAGCATTTAAGTTAATTGTACCTGTGTAGTTATCAGTTGTCCCCACGTTAGTATCATCATCATAGCCAGTGCTATTCGTGTCTGAATCAGCCAATTGTAACTCAATACTGTCATTAAAAAACTTGGTAGCACCATCAACGGTTAATGTGCCAATCCGCTTTAAATTTGGGTTTAGAATTAAATACTGGTTATTTAAAGCCATCGATTAGCCTCCTTTATTTTAATTATGTAAAAAGACCCCCCTTTAACGGGGTCTTTAGTATTATTATAGTCGTCTAGGCAAATATTTCAAAGTCATCTGGGCGTCATCTAAGTCGCCAACCATCGTTAAGTTATTAACCCCCGGTTTCAACTTAGGAAAATCGGTTGACCAAGTGGGACTAGCTAGTTTACCGCCAATTGTTGTGCTATCATTTTCACAATTTAAGACTATCTCCTCACCGGCGTTAGCAATATATCTTGGGTCACCCGGGTTAACTTCATTTGCCTGCCAAATTCTTAGATATGGCAATGACATGAAGGGGTCTTTATAGTCAATTTTATTATAGTCTTCCGCAATTGGGAATTTTAGAAAAACTACTCCAACGCCACCGAGTGGACTGCTAAATTGATTGTTGCGGTCAACAAACGTTCCACTAACGACCAGATGTTTATTTGAATCTGTATAGGGTTGATCAGTATGCGTATTATATTGTGTGATACTCCATGTGAATACTTGGCCCTTCTTAGTCATATCTAGTACGAATGTGCCATGGGAAATAGAGTTAGACTCTTCACGATTAATTAAAGTTATAAATTTTCTGGACTTTTTATTAATTGTTTTTATCCGTACATATTTGTTTCTTCTATTTTCAAAAGCACCTTTTGGGCCATAACCATAGTATAAGTTGCGGTGCTTTCCATCGCCCTTTTTCATATACGAACCTGGTTCACATAACTGTAATCTAATCAGTGGTTTCTTCCCGCCACCAAGGTCTAAGATACCAAAGCGTGCAATCATTTGCCCGTTTGCATTTAAAAGTAAAAGTTCAACCCGTGCCATCGCACGACCATTATGGGAACCAGAGTATTTTAAGTGATATAGACTAGTTCGTACTCGCCAATCAGTCAGTGATTTTGTCATGCCAGTATACCGATAAGCCGGGCCATACCATGTATCTTCAACGCCAGAAGGTATAGGCCCATAATCTTTTTTGCCTGACTTATTAGCAACTATCATAACCGTGCTAGATGAATTTATTGCGCACGAACCTTGATAAATTGGATTGTCACTAGTTTTCATTACACTAGTGGCAGTGGGGTCGTTTGTCCACGTTGCCATACTTGCAATTGGATCTCGGACAACATCTGTATATGGTTGAACAGCACTAGCTTGGTCTTCAGGAGTTTCTGGCCCAATTCCATATTGACCACCATTTAGAGTAAAACCAATGTACTTTAAAGCTCGCTTGGGTATAATCTGAATAACCGGCTCTGTTTGCGCGGTTCCATTAACGGTTATAACATTTAATCCGTTTTTTAATGGTGTTTCTATCTGTGGCATAGTTGCTCTAGGGTCAGACATTACAAACGTAATGGTTGACGTTGAATCCCAAGTCCCTTCCTGCGTAACTTGTGGGTCGGAGATTGAAGTAATATGCCCCCAATATGTCAAGTCTGGTTGAAATCCAAACACCAGTGGCAGTTCCTGATTGTTTTCTGGGTTATCTGTTAACAATAACCCGGCTAAATTTTGCACGTATTTTACATATGATTGTGAATTACGTGGAGCCATTATTGTAATTGGAATATTAATCGTTTTTGATGTATAATCAATTCCGTTAAAATAATTACCATATTTGGCGGGAATATCTGTCGCCAACTCTGACATTGCTGGTGCGATTGGTGGTAGCACCATACCCATAATGACATGTAAATCGGAGCGACTATTTAACCCGCCGATACTAAATTCATCTTCTTTTAATGCCAATATCCTTACCTCCTATTCAATCGTTATGTACCCGAGGGAGAACCCCTCGGACATAATACTAATTTAACATCTTATTATATCTATCTTTTGCAAGACGAGCGTTGTTAACTGAATCTACAACGCTTTGAGAAGATAGAACCGCAACATTTGGAGTATTGCTTGATGACAGAATAGCTTGTAACAATGCGTTCGTTTGCTGGATAGCGTCTGCAATCTGTTCGATTGCTTTACTATTGGCAGATGACGTATTTTGAGTATTCACGTTAGTGGCGGTGTTACCACTTTCAAGATAGCTAATTGATTGCTTTAATTGACGAATTGCGGTGTCTTTATTGGTCAAAGATACAACCATTTCTGGTTTATTGTGTTCCGCAATATTAATCATTTGAGCTTTATCAACAAGGCCACCATTCTCCATACCTTTAATGTAGCGGTATACAGCAGAAGC